TCTAGGTTTTCTACCTTTGCGTCTTTTGGTAAACCGCCCCAGACTTTGTTTGCGCCCTTTTCAAGTTGAGACGCCTTTGCTCCAATAATAACTGTGACCGGCGCAGCATGATAATTAACAATGTCGGCAATGTCAGTAGCAGTTTCGTTATAAGCACGGTTAATATTGATAATGTCATTGCAATCAGATAGGCCCCAAGGAGAGCCACTGATACGAACGTTCGGTATATGTACAACAGGGATAACACCAAGCGGATTAGGACGAGAGTCAATGAGTTCATCATTGATGTATTCCTCAATAGTGTCTTCAGTTAGGATTTCTGTGTACGTGAATACTTGGCGCGTACCTTCGAGGGAAGTTCCCCAAAAGCGGTACTTGAGCTTAAAGCGAATAAGACGCTCGCGGTCGTGAGGATGAAACTCTGGAAAGCAGAAAGACGAATTAAGAGGCAGAACACGAACACGGCCAGGGTGAGTGCGGCCCGCAGGATCTGTATATGCTTCTTCGTACGCGACCTTGACGAAGCAGTCGCCTGATACTGATCCTTGCTGTCCAATTTCCCATAGAACTGTGGCTTTGTTGTTGTCAACTTCCCAAACTCGTTCAAGTAGATCTGGGACGATTGCTTCGGTTTCCTTTGGGCTGCGGAAACTGACGCCTTTACCAAATGTGAAATTAATGACAAAGTCTGTAAACGCACGATAGTAGTTTAGCATTATCTGCGATTCGCCTGTTTGACGGCGGTAAGAGTAATGGTGGCCAAGATACATGGCCCAGTTAAGTGAGTAACGGTTCAGGCGAGGACCATGAACCTCAAATTCTTCGTCTGCTAGCTCGACAAGACCTAAAGGCGAGATAGAGATAGTAAGGTCAGACGACGCCGCCCTATAAGACGGAGGTGAGAAATCAATACCGCTCACCAAACCACCTTTCCGAAATCAACTCGCAAATCGTATCACCTTTGTCGACAAAGTGACAATTGTTACTTGCGGAAACCTTCTCCTGCAATAGTGCCCCTGCCAACTGGCTTAGTCACTTTTTTCTTTTGTTCTTTCTCTTTTTTCTCTTGCGCTTCATGCGCATAGTCTCTAAAACGTGGATCTACTTCTTTCTTAGATTCAACGAACTTACCGCCCATTTGCTGGTACTTAGTGTGTACCCAGTGAGCTGCAGCGGGAGAAGGGTATTTTGCAAATTTAGTTTTTGCTTGAGTGGTAATCATGTTATAGAGACGCGGATTAGCAGGGATCTGTTTTGGTCCCTCTTTAACTTCTTGACCTCTAATAAGTGCCATGATTACCCTCTATGAAAAGTAAAACTCCGACCGCCTATCTTGTAAAAGAAAGAACTCCATCTGGAGCCGATTCGGCGGTCGGTAGTTAAATTAGTCTTGTACTACCGCTGGATTTGAAGCTTGCTGGTGTGCTCCGCTACGGAATACGCGCTCAATGCGGTTATCTCCGTGATCTGCGAAACCACCTGCTGAGAACTCATTCAAGAAGTCTGGTGCTTCTACCCAAGCTGCTGAACCGACGTGTGCGCGTTCACGCATTGTCTCTTCAGCTGCCTTTGTGTGAACAGCAGCATTACGATTTGGACGACCAGCCGCTGGCATGTAGCCCTGCATCGCGCCCTTAGAAAATTCCTGTGGGACATCGGTATCAGTAGCAATGCCTTCTTCGAAACGAAGTGGGCCACGTTGTCCTGGGGTTGCAGCAGCGAACTTACGGTCGTAAGTTGCGCCTGTGCGCTCCGGGAACTTTGGATCCGGTGCAATTGTCATAGTTATAACTCCTAAATTAGGTTGAGGACCTCAAGTAAAAGTTTCCCCCTTTGCGGACCGAAAGTCTGCCTAAACTACCTATAAAAAGGGGAACTTGAAACTTCTATAGAAGGCATGGTTTGGTCAAGTGTTAGGGACACCGCAATAGCCAAAGAATCCGCGTAGTCATCATGGGCGTGAGCCTCATCTGGAGCGTGGGCTAAAAAGTTAGGTCCAGTAAATTTAGTCTCAAGATCCGTCATTTGCTGGTAAAAACGCTTCCAAGTTCTTAATCGCCGTGTCTTAGCATGAGCTGGCCACCCCACCATACGGCGATCTATTAAAGCTTTTAGGTGCTTCCAACGACGCGACTGCTCTGGTTGGCTACTGCCTAGGGCATGAACCTCTGCTCTTGGTAAGAGTAGTTTGAGTCTTTGTGCAACAGCATCACCCACACCGTTAGCGTCAACCCCAACAGAAAGTACGTCGTAGTTATTAAGAAAGTTAACGATTTGAAAATACTGGTCTTCCCAGTCGTCTCCTTGGATTTCAAGCCAGTTGAGGATGCGGTGGTCGAAGTATCCGAATTCATCAGGTCTATCCCAATCTACCCATACGACAGTAACTACAGTTGAATCCATTTTTCTTGCTGGGTCGATACCCACAACTACAGGAGTTCTATGCCAAGCCTTGACTGTCTCTTGTGAGGTATCGCCCAATTCGTCCATAACGGTGGATGTAACGAACATTCCGCGTTCCAAAAGCCACTTGCAGTTGTACGACATCTGGAACTCGTCAGAGTCCTCACCAATGCGAAGCATTTCTTTTTTGATGAACTTACCGTAGTTTGTATTTACTTTGGCAACCTCTTTCCAATCCCACTCATAGTGGTTTTGGCGAGTGTTTCTACTTGTCTGACGTCTTTTATTTAATTGAATTGATCTATAAAAGTTATTCTTGTGAGTGGTAGGTGTACCAGTCTTAACCATAGTTCCTGAGTAGTACGCAAGCATAGGAGAGATAGATTTAGAAACTACGAAGTCGTCAGCTTCTTGACACTCGTCAATAACGACAAGATGGAAGGATTTAGATTCAATCTTAGCTCTTGGGTTTGCTGTCATCATCATCAAGCTACTGCCTGAGTTTTTAAGCTTAATTTGTCGTGTAACTCCCGGCACCTTACCTAGAGAGTCATCAATTTCTGGGTCACCTAGAATCTCAACAGCGCGTTCAGAGGTAAGCCTGTTTACAGTTCTTCCAAATAGTGTTTCTACCTGTCCCTCAACAGGTGCAAACATTCCTATCCAAATTCCATTTTTAAATTGACCTAGTAGATCTGGGTACATTTTTGCTAAGCGTGGTAGGAGCACCATCAGGGTTGCTATTGTATTTGCAATCGTCTCTGACTTACCAGACTGACGTGCCGCTAAAGCTGTAATTTCTTCGCCGTCATTTATAAGGACTGATTCAATAATTCGTCTAGCCAACGGCTCTTGGTAGGGGTGAAGCGAGTGCCCGACTAGAACATCCATAAACTGCATGCACCGATCAACTACCTTTTTTACAAACTCCTTCGAGAGCTCGTCGAGTTCCTCTTCGGGGTCCTCGTCAATAAGCTCTTCGTCTAAGTCCTCAGGAAAGAACTCTTCTTCGTCGTCGTATAACGTATCGTCAGTCATATTGCCTTAGTTTAGAGAAAAACAAAAAGCCTGGGTATTAAACCCAGGACTTCTTGCTGCCACCACACGGGGAGAGGAAGAGAGAGGCAAGGTGAATCATACCACAATTGTCGACAAAGCTACTTAACGGTGGCGCGTTTGTACAACTCTTCTACAACTGCATGCAGAGCTTCTGCACCAGATCTAGCATCCTCTAAGTAGGCCTTGTCTCTGCCCTTTTGATAGTTAGACATGTTGCGCCCCACTTCATAAAGGGCTTGGTCAATCCACATTTCTAATTCTGCGGTAGGGATCTTAGATACTCTTTTTGCGACCTTTTCAGAGAACGGCTTGTTCCAATCTTTTTTCTTAAAAAGTTTCATCATATAGTCCGTCCTCTGGAGTCCATGCAGTTCTGCCCTTTAGTGCGTTAATCATAATCAAGTCTACGTCCTCATCAGTCAAAAGATGAGGATCGGCTACTGTCTTGAACAGTAGTCCTATATAAAATCCAGGAGTGGTTTTGGGGAGTCTAAAAACAAGACACTTACCGCGTCTGTAAGGTAAATCTGTTTCTTGGGTAGTTCCTACCTCAACAATAGGAAAAAAGTCCTTGTGGTAGTACTGAAGAGTGCCTACGTATAGTGGTCCGAATGTTCTCATTTACTGCTCCTGTGATTGACTGCCTTTTTGTAGGCTACCCGCAATATGAGCATTGTAACTTATCTGCTCCTTAATTGATTCTGGGATGTCATTGAGATCTGCGGGTCCCATATCGCTCCAGCTATCTAATCCTGATGCCTTTAAGTACTTTCCAGTAGAAGGACTATTCTTTAAGCCTAACCAAAGAGACGTACTAACGTTGTTATATTGCCACCAAGTACCGTCTCTGAAAACAACTATAAGTCTGTTTAATTCTGGGGCATAAGAGATAACATGAGCTCTAGGTCGTGAGGGATTTGATGTAGGCGCGGTGCGCATCTCGCCTCTGCTTACCTGAGGCTCTGCTGGAGGCTTAGCGAGATCCACAACATCTTGTGGCACCACTACCTCTGCATCTTTCCATTTATTTGCAAATCTAGATTCAAAGCCCAAACGCTCTTGGGTTCGTATTTGTAGGTTTAGTTGCTTATTTTTAGCAAACTCGTCTGGCCCAAATCTAGGCGTAAATCTAGGCATAGGTTTTTTGGCCATTAGCTACAAACGTGGCTTTCTGTCTCTGTCTCTAATACCCTTACTAGACAGGCTGCACAACGCAGATGTCTAGGAGGTTTGTAATTATTTTGGGCTGTAGCACCTAAAGGATACTCGCCCCCATCCTCATTTAATTGTGGACGGTAGTCAACAACTATCTCAGGCTCTCTAAAAAGCTCAGCGGGAAATGGTCCATGCGGGTCCCTAACAGATGAAGGAACTGGATGGACTTGAACAGCTTGTTTTTTAGTTATCCGCATCAGCAGGAGCTTCCGCTTCTGCCTTCTTCTTAGATGGCTTCTCTTCCTTAGCTAGTGGG